GACCTCTTCAGGTTCGATGTCCTCCTTAAAGAGGAATACAGAGTCATCCCCCAACAACTTAAAATCCTCCAAGGGACATCCAGAACGTATGCCAATGTAGTAACCCGAAATGAGATTCGCAAGTGTATCTCGGAGATTCGTCAACACCGAACCACTTGGCATACCCCCGTTACGATCAAGAAGCTCAAGCTCCCAGGGCACGACAATCGGAACACGATTGGCGACGGCAGCGAGCAACTTAACCCGGGATAATCCAGGCTCAACAAACCACGAAGACAATATCTCATCTACGCAGTTGAGTAGCTCAATAGGTAATGAGCTATCGAATCCTGAGTAATCCATTGATATAATCCGGCGGCCATGGGATGCATGCAGAATGCGAGTTATCGCAATATCCACAAAATCATCACCTAACCAGGCAGAGAAACCGTTCAAATGGCGTAACTTGTTCAATACTGGATACAAGATAGTAGCACCTATAATTATCTCAGCATGATCAAAACCCCATACAACGCGCTGTTTCGTCTCATTCGGCCCAGCCTGTTGTCCGCGCCAGTAAAGCATAGCCGGATAAATCTCACTTGGATCACGTAACTGAACTGCTCTGTGAACGTATTCAGGAAGATACTTCCTATCCCGGGTAAGCCGTGGAAAACCTAAGGAAGTATTAGTCGGCATAAGTTCAACAGCTGTGGAAAAGTCTGCAACACGCAAGCTCGCTAAAGGATTAAGTCTTTGAACATGAGAAACTGCCTCCACCAAAGCAGACTCATTAGCGCTAAAAGATTGATGACGATATTTCTCAACATCTGCCCTCCTTTTAGCGTAAGGGTACATGAGAGAAATAGGACCAAGTTTAGCAGCTTCATCGAGATTAATCTTTTGTAAGTCCTCCCAATTCTCTTCACCTATAACTCCTTCCATTCTCTCTTTAATCGTTTGACGGTCTTCAGAGTGATAAAAAGGAGTTCTGAGATCTTGGAGACTACCGGTTTCAGTGCGAGCAAGAGAACGGCCAAGGCGCCCAAT